CGTGACATTCTATTACAAGTGTATTCCCATCCGAGGTCACATAGTTTGTCCATTAACACGGATAGTTTGATTTGACGTTTAGTTTTCATGAAAATTCCCTAATGTAAAGTTCGTAATTAATCATATCATCTAACTCTACGGGGATATCCTCTTTAAGATATGCCCGTAGTTTAGCAGTAGATGCTCTGCGGATTTCGTCATGAGTCATTACACCACGGGGATTGTAATGCCATCGTGAAATGGTGTGATTGTATTAAATGCACGAACGTACCAGTTCCAATTCTTTTGAAAAATTCCATTAGACATTGGTTCGCAAAACTCATTAATAAGTGCATTGAGTCTGGACTTAGTGGTATTAGTAAACCAACCACCGCCAGAGTAGAGTTTTAACGAATTATCAGTAACTGTGGCAATGTGATTACCATGCAAGAATACTTCCGCACTCATTTTGTTTGTAGGGTCATAAGTAACGCAAGTGTTATCTTTAGACCATGCGTGACCATTTCTGATCGCTTCATTCATTTCAAGTTCAATTTTTCTCATGTGTGGATTGTTTGCTTTACTCTTTTATTATAAACGAAAAAGGGGACTACGAAAGTCCCCATGTGCCACTTTGTTAACTGTCACATCACGACATGATCTTCTCAAAAAATGTGGTAATCTCTGGTGGCAAGTCTTCGATCGTACCATTATCTCTGAGTAGATCATATAATTCTATGAGATGGAATTGTTCCTCCCATGTAATTTCGTATCTGTTCATGATCCCAAATAACCTGCTACTTGCTGTCCTGGTTCGTCAAAGAACCACGTAATGTCAACTGTCTCTCCGTATTTTTCACGAAGTGCATAAAAGATTTGCTCAGGTGGTGACCATGCTGTTTCAAATTCAACTTGAAAACTGTAATCATCACCATCAATTTCTGAATCATTGCCGTCAATGTCCCATTTAGTTCCCCAGTTGTTCACATTCCAGTTATACCATCTGTCATCATTATTATCTGTTGACGGAAAGTATAGACCCTTACCGAATCCTTTATCCTTGACGACTGGTAATTCACCAACTTCACCACGAGGTTTTGAGAATGAATATTCATACTGATCCTCTGCGGTTAGTGGTACTTTCTGCCAGTCTGGGGGTGGAACTATTTTTGCGAATACGTCTTGACTTTCAAAGATTTCACGAAGTTCAGTAATTTTACTGGTATCGTCAGAGTAGAAGTCAACTCTGTTGTTACACCAATTGGGCATAATAAATTCCTTTTGTGTGGTATGTACTTATTATAACCGCACATCACGCACCTTGGTAAGCAGACTGTGCCACTTCGTCTTTTGTCACACGGATCCAACGGATCGGATCACCTGCAGTCATCTTCCAAATAATTTGATCACTAAACCTGGTTTGGTCACTCGCTACACGGTAAGCAGTCTCCAGGTCCGCGCAGTATACGGCACCATCGGCATCGAAGTTAAACCACGAAGCGGGTTGGACCGCCCATCTTGTTGGATCAGTCATGATACGTACCCGTAGTTGAATTCATCTAGTAGGATATCACGTACCCGCTCACGGTCAAGCGAATCACCATCACCCCACGAATAGTGCACGAACTCTAAATCACCTTTCATGCATTTTTCTACGTAGTTCACCGTTGCTCTCATGATATCATAAAGATTTAACGGATCTTTTGTATTCTGATCGATCAGCGGGTACAGCGGATCATTGGTACCGTAGAACGAATCAACGTACTTGATAAAATCATAAACCCCGTGTGGATAATTCATCTGCTTCCTGAAATAAATTGGGTGCGAGAAACAAAAACGTGGACTTAAACTCATTGACTTCTTTTTACGTTTAGGACTTGCACCTAACCCAATGGATGCCAGTTTTGTTTCCCACTCTTAATATAACCCAAAAAACCACCCCGTGGTGGTTCAGTGTGACAGTTTAATTAGTGGCACATAGCAGGTTGCATTCATGCCAGCTGAGTTGTTATAATAAAGGTAAGAAAAGTTCGAGGGTACGAACTATAAAATCTTCGTCACGGAACCTGCCATAAAATATTACTAATTCTCTTTCTCAATAACGAATCTCTATTGAGAATAATATAATTCATCGATCTGGTCCTCACCCTCTTGCACACTGACACGTACGGTCTCATCTGATTCTAACATGAGAATCTTGTGCCAATCTAGCGCCCGCAGCACCTGCACGTCTAGATCCGCGTATGCGTCGATCTCGAGCTCGACCGAGACTTTGCGTTTTTGACTGAGAAGAGTTGACATAGAGTATGATGCGTGTTAGAATCTCGACTAGATTATTATATCATGCATCAGGAATGGGCACAAGCTCGACGAGATTATGTACGTCTCGTGCCTGCGTATTCTCGTCGAGATGTTTGCACGATTCCTGCTCTACGTCGGGAAGCTCGACGAGATACTCATAAGACCATTCGTACATGGCTCGACTAGATTGTGTGAGGTATATGATAAGTATAGCATATTTATGTGATCTCGTCGAGATTTGTTACGGTTTGTGAACATTCTAGTCGAGATGATGTATGATGCGCGAAAGCTAGTCGAGACTTATGATGCGCAGACCTCGACTAGATCATAATGCTCAGGTCTCGACGAGATTTGGGGGCGGTGGGGTTGACAAACTCCGAGTCTTATGCTATGCTCGCTAAGATAACAATAAGATCACACCTTTCTCATTCTTATTGATAATGAGACTCAATTACAACACACAACCATATTTTTGTTAATATTTCCCTATATACATGTACCATCGTGAACACTACACTATTCTATGGCAATAAAACAAGGTACAATCTACTGTATTACCAACAAAGTGAATAAGAAACAATATGTTGGCACTACAATTCTACCATTAAACAAGGTATGGAAAGAACACATAACAAATAATACTCATAAGGACTTATATAATGATATTAACAATCTTGGAACGGGTCGGTTTAATATAAGTGTATTAGAGGAAACAACAACTGATAGATTAGAAGAGCGTAAGGACTATTATATTGATAAACTGAAGAGTGAATATAATAATCGTGAGGTAGCAGAGAAGATAATAATAAAGAATATGGATAAGACTAAAGAGTGGGTCAACAATATAAAGAAGAGTATTAATAAGAAGGTAGCATCAGGAGAGAAATGGGGATTTATGTGTGAAGAGCATAGGGGAGATGGCACACACATGAAACAGAAGATAGAGGGAACTAATATAAAGACTGGAGAGATAAAGATATGGGATAGTATAAGTGATGCTGCCCTTGATATTGCTGGTGATAAGAAGAAAAATGGCAATATTGTACTTGCTGCCCGTAATGGATGGGAAGCATACGGGTACACATGGCGAAAGATAGGTAAGAACCTACACAAACGTAAGATATATGGTGTACATAAGTCTAATGGTAAGAAGACTCAAATATATGAAAGTATATCTAATGCTGAACGTACTATTAATGGTAAACGTGGCGGTGGTATCAGGAAGTCGTTATTATATCCTGGTAAAAGGACATGGAAAGGATATTACTGGTACTATGCCAATTAAATCATAACTGAGTTTTCTGGTGGTGCATCAGGTGCAATAAGAGTACCTGCAATATTATGATCTGTCCACATAGTGTGTATCCATCCTGTTACAATATACTTGTATCCCTTCAATACCATGTTACCCTTATGTTGATGTGTCCATTGTGCTGGCCAAATGACAATCGTGCCTGGTGATGGTTGTACTCTCTTTTTCTGATATAAAAACTCTGTCTCTCCTCCCTCAAAATCATCATTCAAATATAGCATCCAGACGAGGGTTCGGTCACTGTGTTGTACAGATTCTCCCAACTCATCATGCCATACATGATATCCACCACCTGGTGGTGTCTTTTGTACCTTGTTAAAATTACTATAAACGTGTCTCTTTCTTAATGTACCATAGTGATTCATATAATCATCAATGGCATTATATAAGTATTCACTCACTAATGAAACACTACAAATACATCCTTCGTCCCGTATTGCAGGATCATATGATGTACTGGTACAATAATCATCAATGTGAATCAGGTTATATGCCCGATCCATTCTACCACCACGTCCATTATTAAATTGTTTCTCTCCATCCATGGCATTCATATTATGCCCGCTTTCCTCCCACTCTTGATGTAGTCTCTTGACTTCATCATTGTGCATACATGCATTCTCAAGAAAGTCAAATTTCTTGATTATCTGATCACAATTACTCTTGGGGAATACATTGTGGTATATTGAAATAAAATCATCACTATGTTCGATGAAATCTTCGTTAACTCCTTGCATAATGTTATCAATTGTTATTATGTTCTATTATTTAGAACGCTTTTATAAGGAACTGTATTCTCATACCTGCCTGAACTATGTTGGCACTGTGTGTATGTGATGATGGGTTATTTGAACCTGCATTACCCATATTATATGAGAAGTTGGTACGAGGTCCCATACCTGCAGCACTACCTGCGTCTCTTGGACCATAACTGGTATTACCAGGTACAGAACAGTTGGTATAACCACCCCACCATGTACTTCGAGGATAACATGGTGTTCTGATCCATCTACCTCTTCTTCCTCTTCGGACTCTAATACGATATGACATACATGACCTACCATCCCAACAACGTGGATTATTTACAACTGCTCCCCAGTGGTTTGGTTGTCTGGTGACACCAGCATTATTTGTCAAACTATAGTTCTGTCGTGGTAGATTATGTCTGTGTCGTGGCCACTGACTAGTATTTAATGTTGTTGCACCAAATGTTGCATTGGTTGAACCTGACCGACTGCCCAGTCCCTCATTATTACGTTGAACTACAACATCATCAGGATTCATGTTTGGTAGAGTAAATGATCCAGTACCATTATTACTACCAGGTGGGTAAGTATCAGATCCATTATATTGTTGTGACACAACACTGGCAAGACCACGATAACGGATATTACTTACACCTGTGATTGTATATGTTGATCCATCACACTGTAAATATCCATTTGGTACTGAATTACCTGACCATGTTATGATTGTACCTATGGCAGTTTTATCTGGTTTAAATTGATTGTATCTTAATGCCATGTTATGCGGATTGTATGTAATAATTTAGGTAGATGCTTGGTTGCAATGTTGATGCATCACCATGACCATGACCACCTGTGCTATTGTTCAAATAACCACTTGTACTATTTGGTCTGAAACTTCTATTATATGTTGGATAATATGATGCTACTTCAACATTACCTGAAGAACTGTGATTATTTACATTGATTTCATATGCATAGTTTGTATTAGCATTTATACCATGTGTATGTGATGGTACTTGATTATTAGTCAGTGTATGTGATACTATTGACATACTGTTTGATCCACCTTGTTGTATCATAGTACCAGCACTGGTCATGTTATCTGCACCTCTGAGACATCTACCTCTCAAATCTGGAACTCTGAATGTACTGGTTGAACCAGGAAGATCGGTGACGTTCTGAACATACTGATCACCACCATATATGTTACTGATTGTTCTGTGTAGTCTTCTATACTGGAAAGCATCAAGAGTTTGACCATTACATAGGATATACTTATTTGTAAATCCTGTTGGGACATTAGCAACCAGAACAATAGTTCCGATCCTACCACCTTTTGACTTTCCTGAGAAATAGTTTTGTGCAATTGCCATGGTTCAGTTCCAGTTATCGTCTCTGACGGTATACTTATATTTAATAATATACTTTGTCGTCAAGTCTGGTTGTCGGCATGAGGCATTTACACTATGAGAATGATTATTACCAGAAGAACCACTACCACCAGTACTATTTGAGTTGTATACTCTTCTTCTATTAAAACCTGAAAACTGTTTCCAGTTTCTACTACCACTACCTGTTCGATATTGGTTATTGGAACGGTTCATGTTGGTAGAGGTGTTAGTATTACCACTATGACCAACACTATGATTATGAACAGGTAAATGACTATTACCTAAACTTGCATTATTTGTGTTACCAGGATTATTAGAACCTTGATTTTGACCTTGGTTTCCTGTACTTGCACCACGCATAAGCAATTTTGCCTGTAAATTAGGAACTCTAAAATAATTAGTCGATTCTCCACCAGTATTATAGGTTGTACCAATTTCCTGATACAACTGCCAATATTCAGCATTTGTGCTATCATACTGACCACCATTACACAACAACCATCCAGTTGGTGCAACAGTAGTCCTATTTGGCCATGGAGCAACAGTCCCTACCTTATTACTGTCTTTAAATCTATCAAGGAATAATGCCACTGATTGAAATTATTACATGCTACTTTTTATTTAGCCTGCTCATTACGTTGCTCTCTTTTAAATTCACCATAACTCATGGGAGTATCAGGGTCTGTATCATCTTGTTTGCTTACTCTTCTCCTAATAAACTCTAATTCACCCCAATCTTGTTCATAACAACAGAGACAAACGTGAATTCTTTTATGTAAGAATGTAGTTAAGTCACATTGTTTTCTAGGTTTGGTTGCAATTTCAATCGTAATGTACCGTGATGGTGTTTTCCAACCTTTCTTAGGTTCTATTGGTGATGCCACATAATATACCCATCCTTGGTGTACCATACCAAGTTGAGTTGTCCACTTTACATAATCATTTACTTGAGGAACATACTTAGTCATTTGGGTTTCCAAACATTTTCAGGAGATCTTCTCTCACTAAGTTCGCTGACTCCATCAGATATGATTTGAATTGTAAATTAAATACAACAACTGTTCTGGACATTGTACTCCTATTTTGAGTTGTATAGTGTAGAATATTACCAGGAATCACCAAAATATCACCCTCTTTGACGGTAGGATTATATTGGTAGATTAAACCATCAGCAGATCTATAAGGAGAAATAAGTGTTGTTGACTCATGTACTGCATCATCAAAACCAGCAAACAAGACACATGAAAAATTCTCAACTCCGTGATCATGTGGTAAATGTTGATGAAAAGTCTGTGCCTGTTCAACCCATGCACTTGTAACCATCATCCCATGCTCTTCTTCTTTATATATTGTACTACCTGTTCCCTCGCTACTGGTAGGATGGTCATTGACTCTACCATCTGAATATTCTTTTACATCAAGGCACCAATCGAACCATGCTTTAGAAATTAATTCAATCTCCCTAGCAAAGAAACTATTAAACAAACTATTCTTCCACTCTACATAATCATCATCCTGATTATAAAAATCTGTAGGTACATTTCCATCAGTTAGACTTTGAAGTTCTAACCTCTCACCAAGTATTTGTTGTAACTCTGTAATTCTTCTCTCAGAATCTTCCATAGGAAATACCATGTGAGGCACAACAAATGGAAGTATGGGTTTAAATGCTTCGCTAATTGGATTCTCTTTACCATAAAAATCTTTACCAGTAAACTCCTTCTTCTCAGTCATTTGTTAATTCTCTTAGTTGTTGCATCATGTCCAGTGATTCATTCTCTAACAACATAGAATCAATTGCTGCTTTGACTTCAAGTAAATCCTCTTGAGTCATACTAAAATTCACAGACAAATGTTGATCAGTAAGGGTCATGGTGTAGACCTCAAACTGATCAACATATCTACCAGATACTTTGATTTTACTGCTCATTAGTCAAATACTGCGGTTACTCCAGTAACAGTGGCACCAGGGTTACGAGCAAGTGCAACGTTTTTTGCATCCTGATAGTCGCGAGCAATTACTCTCTCTTCAAAGAGAGTACCTGCTTTAAAAAGTGTGACTTTAACTTTCATAGTAATTTATGTAGCAAGGGAGAGATAGTGGTGTAACTCATCAACAGTAATTTCTACTTCTGATGCTATTTGTTCAAATGTGAATGAACCTGATGACATCATATCATCTATAGTTTCTTTGAACTGAGGTGAATACCTGAAGGACTCCATATCATGGAGTAGTTGTTTCATTCTTGCCATATCTTTATTGTATAAGATCTAGGATGTTAACGGTGGGTTCTTGTGCCACTTCTTGAACTGGGTGATAATTTTGTATTCTTTGCTGAATTAGGTTACCATAGTCTTCGTGGAGTTCACATCCAGTATAATATCTGCCTAGTGACTTCGCAACCATGGCACTTGTACCACTACCCATGAATGGATCAATGATTGTATCTCCAACTTCACTACCTGCCTTGACACAAGGTTCAATTAATTCAGGTGGAAATACAGCGAAGTGTGCTCCTTTATATGGTTTCTTTGTTACTGACCAAACAGACCGTTTGTTTTTTGTAGGATAAGACTTGGATAACCCACTATGAGGAGCCAAGCCAGTACCAGGATTATGGTACTTGCCATTTGTGCGATCTCTTGTTCCCCAATCTTTTGCGGGTTCTTTGATTGCTTCATTATCATAGAAATAGTTTTTACTCTTGCTTAACAAAAATATGTACTCATGTGATTTTGTACATCTATCTTTCACACTCTCTGGCATGGGGTTAGGTTTATGCCATATTATATCTTGTCTCAAATACCATCCGTCTGCTCTCAATGCAAATGCTAACATCCAAGGGATACCGATTAGATCCTTACTCTTTAATCCTTTTAACTTATTACCTCTTACTGGTGTACTCTGTGGTAAATCCTGTCTCGTTTTTGATACTGTCTGTTTGGGATAGTTACCATCGGATCTGTAATTATAATATGAGTCACCAATATTCAACCATAGTGTACCATCATCAGTTAATACATCGCGTACCAATCGGAATACCTCCACCATTTGTTTTACATACTCTTCTGGTGACTCTTCTTGCCCTATTTGGTTTTTCTCTCCTCCATAGTCTCTTAGACCATAATATGGTGGGGATGTAACACACATGCGAGCACTTGAATTTGTTAAAGTCTTAAGTGTTTCACGACAGTCTCCAAATAAGATTGTATCTTTCATCCTTAATCCTTGATTAAAAAGTGTTTTTTGATCACTGATACCTGATCTTCATACTTGGCGATCATGTTTAGTTCCTGTTCTATTGCTTCCATCACATCAGGATGCTCACCAATACCAACAGGATTAGTTAAGTACACTTCTACATTCATCTTGTGCTTTTGAATGTCCCCTTGAGCATGAGCAAGGAGTGCTGAAATAATTTGATTTCTCATTTGTCTAAAACTTCTATGTGTGATTTGAATAGTGATGGAGTTTGGAACCAGATTAAGTTTGCTTGTTCCCAATCATCAACAATAACAGGATCTGCACCATTTTTGAATACAACTTTGTACCTATGTCTGTCATAAGATTCATTACTTGTCTGTGAGAAGTAACGTGAGTCATTCTTTTTAATTAACTTAGTCATAACCAATTCGGTTTTCTGGATGGGTCACGTAAATAATTAGATGCAACCCAAGGTTTGCTGCTAATGTAATTCTTGTAAGCAGTAAAAGTGTCAATGCTTGTGTCATATTTAAACTCATCTGGACCTGCGAATGCGAATGATTTTGGTTTATATGGTGGTGGTGCAGAAGGAATAATATTTACTGCTTCCTCTAGTGTTCTCTCACAACTATGTATTTTACCATATCGCCATTGATATTCATTGCAAAGAGCAAGACCATGTGCAAGTAACCACCATGTGTTTTCTAAACATTGATTTGCCCAGATTGTACATGGGTGATTACGAAATGCACCTTTCTCTGTCTTGTATGGTTGACCATCAAGACGATGAAGATTACCATATCCATGACCCCACTTCTCAGAACATACAATAGATAACATTTGGCATGTTTCTAATGGCATCTTAACGATGTGTTTGTCAGGTAGATGTCTAGCAGATATAGTTGGTGATGGGTCAGTTACAAAAATATTAATAGGTTACCTCCTATTGTTACGATTAAGAGTTCCACGTTCTTTACCATGGGTAGATTTCTTGACACCAATAGCATTAACTGCTTCAGTTATTATACACGATCCATCAACAGATTGCAACTGCTCTTGTTCTGATTTGGTGAATAAAGTAACAGGTATAGTTTCGATCTCACGACCATCAGCATTGAACTCTTTGAAATCAATATCTAAAGATTTATTAGTGAGAGAAACATTACAATCTACTAACATTTTAGGTGATGACATGTAGAAATCACGACCAAGAGGCATAAAGTTCTTGTGTGCTTTCTTACCATGTTCTAACTGATACTGGAGCATATCATTGAAAAACTTATTCTTAGTATCAATACGATAAACTTGTATATTAAATTCAGGACTCTCTACACTACAATTTAAAGGAGTGATGATAGTGAAGCAATAGTATGGCATTTGATCAACATACTTGAAATGTGCTTCAGTATCAATACCCCAACGAGTATCATTAGGATCTCTACGCTCAGTGCTACCACACTTGTGACACTCATGAGCATAATAGTTGTTCTTAGAACCACAATCAGGACACACATATGTCTGTGCCTTGTTACATGCTTTTGCTTCAGCACCGTTAGCAGCATCAAATGCACATCCACCATTAGATGGAACACCTGTGGTATCATGTAGAACAAAGTTCACACGCTCACCAAACTTACCAGTGTCAAAAGAAACACCATCATTAAACTTGAGAGAGTTTTTAATCTCTTGACGAAGACCACCGAAGTGATGATCGACTAAATCAATGAATGCTTTTTGCTTGCTCATGTGTGGTAACTTGTTTGTTACTCTTATTATACACCAGTATGAATAGAAAAGAAATACCTTTTCAATAATTTTTTGAAAAAATGTACCACTTTGTGAAGTGGTCCAGGAAATCTCACATGAGGAATAGGTGGGTTATAAATGAATAGGTAAGCAAGTTTATTTCTACGAACAGCACCTTGATCATGAAAAAAGAATACTTGGTTTATTCTTTCTTCTTCTAACTCTTCTCCCATATCACACACATATTGATCATCGCCAATATTCATACCATGAAGATACTTTATTCCATTGTAAAATGCAAACGAATTATATTTTGATGGTATATAATCAAGAAGATCCATTTGACTTTTTGGAATCCATGGGTATTGATGTTCATGTGAGTGAAGAACCTGATTGATAATCTTTTTTTTATTTCTCTTAATTGAATATATGTTTGTACCATTTTTCCCAGAGTCATTTTTATTCAAATATACAATTCCATTCCATCCAGAGTCAATGTGGGGATACCAATAACAATCATCCAATTGATTAAATGGATGTTTATAAATTGTGGCATGATTACTATACAAGTAACCCATTTTATATGCTTCCAAATCTTCCCATGCAATAGGTGGTTGGTCTACAAGTGTACCTAGATCCCAAGTCAATCGATAAAGACCTCTATATAATGCTTCATTTCTATGATCCCTAAAAAATTTATCATTGTAAGTTGATTCCCCTTCTTCTATATCTCTAATTTTAAAAGATGCAGGAGATAACTTCTTAACTTCTTTTACTACAAGATCAGGATACTTGTAGAACTCATCCATAACATAGTAAAAGTCTCCATTAGGTAATGGTACTTTACGAATATTAGATAGGTCATGTGTTTCCCAAATGTTCATCTTTTCATGTCCATGTTAAACGAAAGAGTTTTCCTAATTATATCATTTTTATGTGGAGATACTCCATGTAACATATGTCCTGGAAAAATAATTATATCTCCTTTACTTATATTAGGATAAGATATATCATCTTCAAATATATTTGATCTTCTAGCAGGTGTCCTATCCATAAAGTAAAATTGTCCAAAATCAATCTCTTCATTCATAAACACAACAGCAGAAAAATCATTTTCAGCATGGTCATGTATTTCTTGATACTGTCCTTTCTTATATGTGTTTAACCATGGTTCTTCAATATTCCATGTACTTGAATCAATCTTAAAAATGTCTTCTGCAAATGCTCCCATGTTATCCAAAATTAATTGAAATATATTTGAATTTTTAACAGGTGTCTTGTCCATATCACAATTATATCCCCAATCAAAGAAATCATTGTCTATGTCATCCTCAGTATATGAATTAACAATGTCCTCTATCTCCTTGAAATGAAGACATGGTGCATGATAATAATAGTTATTAAGGAATAAGAAATTAGTATATGCAAATTCTGATAATTTATTCATCGTGTAATCACTGTAGTTGCTGCTTGTCCCTTGTTAAAGATAGTATCGACTACTGCTTCAACCTTTCTTGCTGTAGTAATACCAACATTAGAGTAAACTGGAACACAAACAAGACCGAATACTTTGTCTGCATCACCTTTACGAATGACCCTCCCGATCGTCTGACTAATACCTATGTAGTCCATTGATCTCATGAACAATACTGCTTCAAGACCATTGACATTGATACCCTCTGAGAGTATGCTGTGATGTAGTACAACAAACTTCTTGCTTGTTCTACCCCAATCATTAAGTGTATTAAAGAAGTCCTCTCTGGATACTTTCTCTCCATCAATGATAGCACCTGTCTTTGATGTAATAGTCATCCAAGAGTAACCACGGATAGCAAGTTGCTGTACGAAATCAGTTTGTGATACAAGTGAAATAATCTGTCTTGTTGACTTGGCACATATCAACACCTTGTCCTTATCAAGATTGTCAATCGCACCTACCATTTGCTCATTGTCTCTTTCTGCAACTAACTCATCTTTCTTGAGTATTCTTGAACGAAACACCTGAACTTTAGGTGGTAGTATGTATCCTTGCTTGACCAACTTAGGTGCAGGTACATTGCAAATCACATCACCATAAACATCAGCATCATTCATACCCACTTTGAAAGGTGTACGACTATGCTTTGGTGTTGCTGTAAAGAAATAGCATCTACCTGCATACTGTGAGAAGTAATCAGTAGCACCAAAAAAGTTTTTCTGTACTGAGTTGTGTGCTTCATCAAAGTAGATAGTATCAACATCGATACCACTTTCTTGAACTCTGTGTAATGAATGATATGTTGTGAATATAATAGTTCTACTAATAAAGTTTACTAAGTTCTGCTCAACAAACTGCTGTATATCAATTGGATTAGTGCTACTGAATACACCTTTGATTTTACCACTATGAACGTGCATCACATCTACATCAGGGTATTTCTCATCAATGATTTCCATAAACTCATGTGATAGTTGCTCTGCAAGTAATATACGTGGTGCAACGACTACAACTGTACCATAATCTTCCAACTGCTTGACAGCATCCATAATCATACAGATAGTCTTACCACCACCAGTAGGAACAATGACTTGTCCTTTGTCATTGTCTAACATTGATTGAATTGCTTGCTCTTGGTGTGGTCTTAGTTGCATCAGTTTTCTTTAGATGTCTTAATTATAGCATAAAAAAACCCCCTGTATAGGGAGTTGTGACAGTTTACTTAGAGTCATCCTCTTCATCATCAAATGGTGATTTGTCAATAATACCTGCATTATGCAAGCATTCTTCTAGCATCATCTGTGCTATTTCATCATCAGTCATTAATCTTTTTTATGTGCTTGTCTATGTCCTTCCACTATAGCATCAACTATAATTTTTTTCAACTCTCTTGATTTCTTTTTACCAAGACCTGCTCTGGTATCTATCTTTACCTTGATCCAATAGAGTGCAATAAGACAAAGTGCAAATGGGAAAGCATCTTCCCAAGGAATAGCATTGTACGCATTAGCAGCGTCACCTAAAATAGCAAACATCATAATAAAATAGCACCAATAATAAATCCTTTTGCAAATGTAATACAAAGCATTTGATAATCAGTCAAGTTAAACTTGTCCTGAAATTTCTTTGTCATTTTCTTATCCCACTCTTTCAAGTGATATAAACGATGAACTACTGGGTTCATCTTTTCGTGATTCTCGCAAGACATTTTTTTAACCCTCGTTTAGTGTACCGTGTGCTCTACGTATTTCACGGAGTGCTTCAAGGTTCATATCCTTGGTTCCTCCATCATATGCATGAGCATATCCTTCTTCAATCATCGCTTCATTAAGTGACAACTCACTGTCCCCGACATATAACCACCCCAAAAGACGACCATATTTGCCGACGCCACCATCAAGTTCAGTCCTAATAGTAAGCTCGCTGTCACCAGCAATGGTACTGTCCAGTTTCTCTTTGAGCCAGTTTGTTGCGTCGATTCCAAGTGCTTTCTCCTCCAAATTACGTGTTCGTTTTTCAGGTGTATCAACCCCTGCTATTCTAACACGTTCTTTCTTATAAAGATCAAATCCTAAGTCAATTGTAACATCTATTGTATCCCCATCTAAAACTCTATTAATCTCAGTCACTCTGAAGTTGTAACAACTCTTGCGACTTGGTGGTTCCATTGCTGCCATAGTTAAATTCTAGTAGTGCATTATTTAGCATGGCATCAACATCAGGATTTCTTACTGTTGTTCTATATCCATGTGCATAAAGCATTATCTTTTCTAGTGCGTCGTTATCAACATCCAAGGCACCTGCAGGTGGTGTAACTGGAGCAGTACCACATGCTGTTATTATTATTGGTAGTAACCATGAATACTTCATTCGCCTAAAGTGTGTACAACAGGTTTTTCATGTCTTAATATATTATATAGATCTCTGTTCTCTGCTGTGGATACTGGGTCGAACTCAGAACTAGGATTGAACCCATCATATCTCTTTGCCTGATTAATTACGATAGATCCACTCTCACCTGATTCTGACCTATGAAATGTACCACGAGGTATTACTAGTGCACCACTGTGTACATTGAGATGTACTATATGATATGGATATTTCCAATCTTTATTTACTAACTCAAAGGTTCTCTCACCTTGTATTACTCTGTTAACATCGTCTTGAAAACTATGAATGTAAAACTGTTTACTTCCAACACAATCAGGTGGTGGAGATATAGCAGGACCTGTATGTACTACAAGGTCACTAGCATTTGATTCTTCTACTGATATATCAAAAAAGATAACACTATCTGTTTCTCTGAATACACGATGTCTTCTAAATTGTATATCACTCATTAACCACCGTCCACATCACAACCAATAGTGCCACCTAAGAATACACCTAGAGGAATTGCCCACCATCTTCCATCATCCCTAGACATAGCAGCAGCAGCAGCACCTCCAAGAAGACCACCTGCAATCTTTCCATCTGTACAGTCATTGTTATCATACTCGATTGTTTCTCTTCTGGTATATCCACCAGCACCATCTCGACATTTAACTTCTATTGTTTCATTAAATGTTCTTATGTAACCAGGATTATCATAAGTGCCTGGTACATACTCTTCTCTGTATTCAGTTTTATAACACTTTCTATCTTCTGAATATCCTGACCTTTGATCTGCAAAAGCAGGTGATACAGAACCTAGTGCAATTAAGGTTGTTAATAATAATTTCATAATACTATTGTATATGATATTTAACTTCTTGTCAACATACCTTTTTTATTCAGATAATTAAGAGTTTCTTTCAATGTACCTCTAAACATACCAACAGAAATCATAGGATATTTGGCATCACCACCAAACTCCATTTCAAATTCTGTCTGGGTAAAGTCGTTTCCTACCATGTACTCATGGATATCATGACCTAAACTTTTTAAAAGTGAAACCGAACGTTCGCATTCTTGGTTTCCATTAGAATAAACAATTGATTGCATCCGCTTACTTTCTATAATGCTGCCAGTAATGTTTTTTAGTTTCTCTTCAATATGTGTAAGAAGTGTTGAGTGAATATCAGTCATGATCTTTTATCCTCTCATATTCAGCTCCTACTCGTAGAATCTTGGTTATCTTTTCATCTAATACTTCATTGATGAGTTCCTTTAACTCTACCTTGAGTGCATCAGATATAAGATTCATTTTATTCACCTTCAAAGGTGGTATAGCATCACGTTGTTCTTGTAATGATTTACCACTCTTTTCAGTTCCAAAGGACATTCCTTGTGTGTCAATTTTCATTAGTCACGCTGTCTCCAATCATCACTACGTTTATCATTCTTAAACCAATCTGCTATATCATCTGCACCACCGAAACCCTTTTTATGTTTCCTTGGATCTGGGTTTCCTATATCCAAGTACTTAAGAAAAGTTGAGTCATTATCCGTTGTTAATCTTCTTGCTGAACTTAACATACCTCTTGCTGATGTGTTTGCCTTTGCCAATTTCTCTGCCCATATCATATCGTCTAAACTTACTTCCTGATTTGCTGCAATTGCTTTGCAGATCCCTTGTAACCGAAGGCGGTATGCTGTTGATAACATAAACTAATACATATGATTAGTATTATTTAATCACAATTTTTTTGGGACATCAAGTAATGTCAGGGGTATTAGACATTACCTATAACGTGTCCAATAAATTCACCACCAATATTAATAACATGGATTTCTGCTATACCATTTGAACCAGTACCATCCCCACAACTAAATGATGAAATCGCTGCTCCATTCGTTGTATCATCATCTGCTAATTCTACACTCTGATATGAAGAAGTAGTGGTTGATGCCTGAATAGTAATAGTCTCTTCATTACCAGTGTTTCTCATCCAAACAGTAATTTCTCTTCCTGCTGTTAGGTTACTAACACTGAGAGTTCTGCCAGTTGAGAGTGAAGCTTCCCAATAAACTTTATTATTAGTCGCAGCATTTACAGTTTGATTACTATTACCAGTGATAGAAGATACACTATTAACATTTGCCATGTCAACAGAACCACTAGTTAATTTTGTTTCTACTGCTGTCTCTACTTGCTGTAGGGCATTCTTGATCGTGGTGTTGTTACTAATCGTACTACCAGTAAATGTTCCTAACTGATATGCAGTATTGGTTGTTATTGTAGCAATACCAATTAAATTAACAACGTCATCAGAACTAAAGAGTCTTTGGAATTGCAGTTCATCACCGATTGTATATCCATCACCAGATTTGAGATAACATACCCGTGCCGACGTCTGATCAAAGAACATCATACCAGATCCAATACCTACAGAGTTTGTCCATAGGTAATCATTTTGTGCTCTTCTTGTTGCATCACATGTAGGTAATCCAAACCATTGTGCATACTGAGAACCAGGAGCATGAGAATTATATTGCATCGAAAAACCAAAATTGGTAGTTCCGATACCAACTCTCAATTTTGTTACTGGTACTATTGAATCTAAACCAATAGAAGTATTAATTTGTTCTAAACCGAAGAATCCTATATCTTGTGCTGCTGTATAACTACTAGGAGCAAAAATACCATCCGATCTCTGATCGGTATTTACAGGTAATCTCAAGAATCCTGTAGTCACACCAGTATAGTTTCCACCACCATATGCAGATCCACTACCAAGATGATATGGTGTTAAGTCAGCGACAATACCTTGTAAGTAATTACTAGTAGAAAATGCGATACAAGCATCACTAGCAATAACAATTTTACTTTGTAAACCTTGATAACCAAAGTATGCAGATCCACCATTTGCAAATGTGCAATAATAATCATCTACAGTAGTAGGTATACCACCTGGATTAATAACAACTCTTGGTTGACCAGGATACAATCCTGTTGTTTGTTCACCAATAGAAAGACCTAAACCAACAGATGTATTAAAGTGACTTAAACCAAATTCGTTTCTTGTTCCTGCTGCATAGTTTATATCTTCTGACCTAATCGCAGTCAAACCAGTAAGAATACCAGCATATGTTCCTTGAGTGAAGAGTTCAATATTTACGTTTGCACCATCAGTAAATGTTACTCCTGAACCAATGTATTCTGCATTACCATAGTATTCAGCATCACCTATTACCGCGAGGTTCTTACCTGGTCGTGATGTACCGACACCAACATTTCCTCCATTACCTACAGTAAATCTTCTTTGTGCTCTTGCACTTGTTGAATTTCTTGTATATACCGAAATATTACCACCTTCATTACCTTCTTGTTCATAAACAAGTGCACCACCAGAAGTGTTGCCCATACCAACACCAAATCCTATACCAATAGTGGCAGCATCCTTATCATCACTATTTCTTAGGAATACATGATAATTAGGTGGTTCGTTATCTGTAGTAATACCAGAATAAGTGTTACCAGTTGGGTCTAACAGACCATCAATAAGTACACCACCATTAGTTGTTACTGCAATACCAGTATTTGTAGTACCGACACCAACTGTTCTGGCAAACATATTGTTCAAAACAACACTAGGTTCTAAACGTAGACCTGTGGCATTACCTGATACATCACCAGTAACAGAACCTGCAAAACCTGCTGTTGCTGTTACAATACCAGTGACACTAAGACCAGCACCAGCAATTAAATGATTGACTGATGTGCTGATAGAAAGTTTACCGTTGATTGTTGCATCACCTAGTGCAGTCAGAGTGGTGATACCAATAGTTGGATCTCCTTGTAAACCAAATGCAGTCCTAGCAAATCCTGCAGTCTGGGCAATACCAGACATTAATGATAAATCACCTCTATAAGAAAGTGCTGTTACAATACCACCAAACTGTCCATGTTGATCTACAAAAATATCTCCCTTAATGTCTTGCCCATCAAAATTACCCGTCTTTACAGTCAGTCGGTGTGTTACAATCGTCGTACCAATACCAACACTAGCAAGTCTATAAATGTCTTCTGTATTTGCTGCAACTAATGCTGGCGGGTTGTCAGATGTAGATGTCCAACCAGAGACAGGAACATTAGATAATGTAGATCCATCACCATGAAATGCAACTGCTTCAAATCTACCTGAGTTACCAAATAATGTAATACCAAATCCAACCTGCATTGTTGCACCAGTCTGAATACCAGAGTAACTAGTACCAATACCAATAACAGTACCTGGATTAGTTGTACCCGCACCTAATCCTTTATATCCCGTTACATCATCAAACTCATAGAAAGTTGTAATACCAGATAATTCTAGGTTTCGGAAGGAAACCACACCAGTATTGGATAGTTTACCAGAAACAAGGAGTTCACCAACTACTTCTGCCTGTCTTGACGGGGTAGAAGTACCAATACCAACTCGATTATTAGCGACTACAAGAGATTCTCCAGATACCTGGATACCGTCTCTGACTGTAAAAACTTTTCTAAAATTTTGTGCCATTATTCAATAGTTATAGCGCGGGATACTATTTTAAGTATTTAGTGCGATTAGAACTCGGTAGGATACCAATTATTGTCATTGGTATTGAATACAAATCCAATCGCTGCATGATCTTGGTTAATGATGAATTGAGTTTCAGAATATCCCATTACATTTCTAGTGGGATTAGGTGAAACTGTCTGGAATGTAATTGTGATGTTATTTACTGATGCATTACCAGAAATATCAATTATTTTGAAGTTCTTAGCAGCAGTTCCTGGATCTGGGCATGTCAATGCAACAGTTCCACTAGAGGTATCAACAAATGCGACTGTACCAAGTTCAATAGTTGCACCATCTGCTTTGAGACTAGTGTTAAGTGAACCAACTGTTATTGAACCATCGATAGTTACATTACCACCAAAACTACCATTTCCACCGAAGGAACCGATACCAGTTGCGGTTATATCACCAGTGACGTTAAGATTACCAGTTAGTTGTGTTTTAGCATCAATAATAAATTTATCACCATCAATCAATACATCATCGTTAATCTTTATCTCATTCTGGAATGTTACAGGACCATCGAACTGAGATAGGATCGTCTTAGATGCACCACCCTCAACCTTAAGTCTTTGAGAGATAGTAACTTCATCAAAGTCACCTATAACAGAAGTGCCCTCTTCACCTGTAACAGATGCAATTGGTGTATCATAACTTGTCTCTCTACCAGTTGCAGAAGAAACAGATTTGTTACCAATAAAGAAGTCACCATCGTTGTTCATACCAGTGTATACAACAACACCACCAGACAATTCCTGTGCTTGTGCAAGGAATGTTTCCATAGGTGTCAGTGTAATGTCCTGAACAGCAGGTAGACCAGTAGAGTAGTTACCTGGACCATAACCAAGATATTCAAACGTGTGACCAGATGCTCTTAGAATTGAGTTTCTACGAAGTTCTACAGGAATTGCCTTAATCTTCTTGACTTTGGAATCAATAGGTTGAGATTTCTTCTCCGTACCAAAGTAACCTCTAATAACAGTAAGACCATCATTATTAACACCAGAAAGATCATTTCTGGAAACTCTCATAATCTCATTGTTGACCTGTACATATTGACCAATCTTGTATCTTGCAGTAGAACCAACACCAACAGATCCAGAAGTATCAGTAAAGATACCAACTCTGATAATATTATCAGCATCAGTATCACCAATTGCTGCTTTCAATGAACCTATTTCATTATCATAAAATGGCATACCTCTACCACCAATCTTCTCATCAGCAGATCCTAGAATTGAACCAGCATTAGCTGTCATACCACCCTTGTAAACGGTACTAGCATTAATAATATTTGGATTTAAAGTTTTAGCAGAGAAGTTTGATGTGCTTGTAACGTTTTCAACAAGGAAGTTAAGATATTTTGGTTGATTTGTAGTTTGCGTACCAGCAGAAGAAACTTGGTTATTACTAGAGTCAACAACTCTGAAAGCATTACCTTGAACAAGACCATGACCACCAGCAAGACCTGAAGTTGTAAATGTTGCAATACCTGCAGATGCATTAAAATCAACAGATGCTATTTCAATAGACGGACCTGTGTTTATATAAAACTGTTCAGCTACTAATACTTGGTCACCTTCAGTCATTGCGACTGAGACAGTTGTAGCAGATGGAATTTTTATAACTTTGTAGAAACAGTCAGGAACTGTAGATATACCAGTAAATTGTAAAACATCACCAAGACCATGTGAAATTTCATTTGGTGCAGTTGTTACTTGAGCACCAGGGAAACCTTCAACATCTAAAACTTCACCACCAACATAACCAGCACCACCAGCAGTGATAGTAACTTCAATAACTGTTCCGCTACTAACAACAATCTTTGCTAAGGCACCATCCCAATTAGTTGTACCAGTATTAAGTAGTTTCTTATTATAGTAAGTTCCATCAATAAAACCAGAACCAGCATTACTAATATTAGATACTAGTTGTAATTTTCCAAATTCATGGAATGTTGATGTTGTAATTGTTGCAATACCAGATGCTTCGGAAGTTGCAATACTTACCATAGTAATACCAATACCAATATCCTTGACAAAATTATCTATTGCTTCTCTGGTCAAAGACTTTTTCTTATCGTTAAGAACAGTCAATCCAATTGGAGTTCTCTTAGCATAAGTTTGAGAAGGTAGTGGGTTATCATCCCAGTTGTCTCTATCCAACTGTGGGTAGAAATCTTCAACGGGTTGTGTAAACTCGCGATCATCAAACTCAATGTCTAGTGGATAAGATGCACTAACAAAGTCTGCCTGTGAGATACCGTCATTGAATCCTTGTGCAAAATCTTCAAGAATGTTTGGACGGAAGATGAAGAAGTTTGCATTAATTTGGTTCTTTTCAAATCTTGGTAACTTACTATCTCTTACAGATGTATCATTCTGGAATACACCAGGATCACCCGAAGTAATTGCATATTTAAGTGTATGTGAATCTACTACCTCAATAACTTGGTAACGACCATTGTAACCCTGTTCATCAATTGCATTAAGATTATTTGCACTCTTAACTCCCCTTACCATGACAAGATGTCCCTTTTTCATTGTATGTGGTCTCTCTGAGAAGAGAGTTACTTGTGCATTAGTACTATTATAGGAACATGTACCAATAAATCTTGGGTTTCTATCATATTGGTATTGTTCTTGAGTAATTTGGACGGGATCGAAAAGAATATCACTAGTACTCTTAGATTCCTGAACAACGAAACCATCACTAGGATCTCTTGCGTCATCTGCTTCCTTAGGAATAAACATTCTAGCAGTATAGATTCTTTCATCAAGGGATCTATTTTCCTGAACTCTATTAAACCATGTTTCAGTAGTAGCATCACCTATACCTGCTACACCTTTAGAAAGTAATTGAGGGTATATCTCATTAAATCTATCAACTTTAATAAACCAGTTACTCTTGTTAGGATCAAATTGAACAGGATGTCCTACATTACCAGGTATTTTATCGGAAACTCTAGAGATAATCTGTAAACTACCATCAATCTTGACGTTATTGAGGTTAAGACCTTTTCCATTTAAAGCATTAGTTAAGTTTGATGCGAACTTAAGTGTGTTTGTTGATGTACGAATGATATAATATAATCTGTGATCTGAAATACCGTCAGGAATATTACCCTGATCTTGCTGTACAATTACTGACTCACCAGTAATGAATGTATGATTACCATTAGTGTTTAAAGTTGTTTCATCATTTGGACCTCCACTTGTACCAACAACCTGTGTCTGTTTGAATCCAATATTTTCACCAGCAGCAATAGTTGAAGAAACAGAAACAGTATTATCCATCATCTGGATATTTGCAGCATATGTTTCTCCAATACCAGTATTGCTAAGGTTTACATATAGTTTATCAAAGTCTTTTGCACCAACTTTGAAACCCTGTGCACCTGATGGTGGTACACCTGTTTCTTGTACGAAATCTTTGAGGTATAAATGAGAAGAAACACCAACTGCCGTTGTTAAACCAACATCAAGAGTAAGATAATTAATCTTGGTTTCTACAGAACTTGGAATTGCTTTTGGTGGAACTAAACCAGTAATATAAATTTGATCATCCTTACCGAAAGATTCTTTCTTAAATCCATCTGCATATAGAGAAATTTGACCAAAGTTAGAGTTAGAGTTAGTAATTGATTGATCACCACCAGACTGTACTTGGAAGTGTCTTGCAAATCCGATAGCGAAAACCGAAACAACCTGACATACACCGTCATTGGTGAATTTCATATGGCATGTTTCCCAACCTTTTCTATAGACTGCTCTACTATCTAAGTGATATACTTGCTCACTGTTTGTTGAGGAAGAACCAGCAGGTAGATCAGCACCATAAGAAGGTGTACTAATATTAATACCATCATATGTACCAGCATTCTTGTTATATTTTACAAAAGCACGGTCATCTTTTTGTAGAGAAATTGCCGTATACTGCGCTGTAACCATGGATCGGAAACCATCTGCCTTACTTCCATCACCATGACATCCATTTATACCATAAACAGAACGTAGTGATATGTTAAAGATATATGGTGATGCACCCTTAACAGTATCAGATTCAACCGTAACTTTTGGACTGGATGTTGATGGTGTTGGATCTAGGTTTACAGGGATAATTGATAACGTATATGTAAACTTAGTGTCAGTAACAACATTAGTTACAGTCGTACTGACGTTGTAGTTAGCAACGTTGATACCAGTAATTCTAATAGGAGTACCAATATCAAGTAAGTGTGGTAAATCTGTGTCAACAGTAACTGTTGTGGTTGGAGTAGTACCATCACCAGCGATAATATTAGATATAACAATAGGATCAGATGCTAGTGCACCAACAATTTCCCATTCTGTTCTTTGCTTATCAAAGTCACCAATTTGATCTGGCCATTGGAATGCAATAGGTCTGTTAGTATTAGGACCAAAGGCATGAGTCAACTTATAATAATACATGCTCAAGTCAGTATAATTAAAACCTGTTGCCTTATTAACACCGTCTGCAAACTCAAATGCAGTTAGTTTATGGTGAGAGAATAGAGGTCTGGAGACATATAACTGGTTTGTAAAATTCTGATGGTTAGTATATACTGTGCTATTAGGGTCAGCATCAAAAATAGTAAACTGCCAAATGTAACATAGTCCAGTGATTCTGAAGATAGCACTGTTTGGAGTATCAGGATCTGTAGGGTTTGGAACATATTTCGGTCTGATTTTGGTTTTTCTAAGGTCAAGACCAACTATAGAAGTACCACGGGGAAGAATAGTACCACCATTAACACTATTAAACTTATATAAATCGTTATTTTCTTGGGAAAGGTCAAAGTTTGAGTTTAGAGTCAGTCCAAATTCAGTGGACGCAACAGACTGAGCACCAGCAGGTGAAACTGCTTTAGCACCAAGATTATCTACAATACCATATCCAGGTCTATTATCAATCAAATGTTCACCAGGGAACAAAAGAATAGTAGTTTTATCAATAATATCATTATCTTTTCCTCGCACATACGAGAAACGGGCAGATTCTAACATCGCCCTCTGAATTGTTTTAAAGGGTTTCGTTAGAGAGTTACCCTGATTATCAAGACTGTCGGTAGAGTCAATATCACTTGGATTGACGTATAATATACGACCTTCAGTATTCTTAATAAAATTTTCTAGCTTACTAAGAGGCATCTTTCCCTATGCTAATACAAAATGTTATGCTAATCTATTTAGAAGACTAAAAGACCCATATAATATATGTATGCGTATTTCTATCTAATTATGGTAGATCTTCCCATTTTACAGGATTTTTTATCTCCATATCCATTAATCCCTCTACTTCAGAAGGAGTTTCTATAATTTTTACTTTAGGTTGAGTATAACCATCCCAATCTTTTTTAATATCTTCAACTTGTCTATCAACATCTTTCATTGTATTTTCAATCTTAATATCAATCCATTTATTCTTTAACCATTCAATAACACCTAATGCAAGAAATGAAATGGGGAAGCGTTGCTTCTTTGCCCATCTTTCTGCCTTTGCATACCAAGGATCGTTACCTTTACCAAAGGATTTTTCAAATTCTATTTTCATTTTCTTCTTCTTCTTTTCTTATACTCACCAAGTCCTAATAATCTCATAGGTGGTCTGACTATGAAGTGTTCTACAGTAAAGATTCCAAACATCACCAATAGAACACTTGTCAACCCGACCAAAAGTATGGGTTCTAATATTTTTTCTAATGTCTTATTCATTTCTTCCACTCTTTCTTTTCATAATCAAAGTTAGGATGTGGTGCAGCACTTATAACAGGATCTTTAGTCTTATTCTTAATTACAATAAATCTATCAGCAGCAAATGTACCTGCTAAGTTTACTTCTATCTCATCACTATCTTGCCAATTAATACTACCATCTTTTTTGGTGTGTAGCATTGCTTCTTGGATCTGATCAATAACTTCTTGTGTTAGTTTCATTCTGCTAAATCAGGTAATAATTCTGGATGGTCTACATTTATGTCAAAAATACATGGGTGCATCTCTTCTTCAACAAGATAATTAGATATTCTCCACATTTCTTCTGGTTCAATAGGTTTATTTAATTCTGCTTCTGCTATTACTTCTGGATGATCTTGCATTAATTTAGGCAATTCATCAAAGGTAAATGGAGCACCTTGAATATAGTAGAATAAACAAATTGTTGATTTGTTATTATACCAACGGTAATCTGCTGTTAGTAAGTATTGAAAAGACATACCATAATACCTTTTCAGTATTTAGTCTTCTTCTGGATGTAAACAAAAACTTGGTTCGTCCTCATATTTTCTCTCATACTCAAATCCATCCACACTGATCACTGGAGCAACAACTCTGTGGTACTCCTCCCATAGTTCTTTTGGATTAGGGTGAAATTTCATCTAAGACTTACTGCAGGTTCTGCGTATAAAACTTGGTTAGGTTCCAAATTGTTTTTGACAAACTCAAGGACATTGGCAAATTGTTGGAAATTTTCACAAGTAACTTCCTTTTCCTCACCCTCATCACTAAGCAAAACGAAAGAGCGAGTGCAGATATCTACAACAACACCGAAAACAAGAGAGTCAGTAAAGGAATTTGGATTCATGGGTTTCAATTGATTACTCATATATTATAGAGCATCGCCCATCCCTTGTCAATCCCCTATCTCACATTAGGTGCCCTAGTAAGGAGTTGTTCTTTTGCGACACGGGATCCTTTGAAGGCAGATCCACTGAAACTGGATGCACCGCCTGGAAGCAGTTTTCTATTTGCTTGCCAACTTCCTTTACTAAAGGAACTACTGGCAGCTGTTGCAGTTGCAGTATAGTTTTTTGAATTATGAGAAAATGTCTTTGCCTTGATCGAAACTCCATTAGTTGCCTCAATAACAATATTTTCTCCTTTTAAAACAATTGTGCCATTATCAGCAGTTACTTGATAACTTCCATTATGACACATAAACATCATATCAAGTCCACCTTCTCCAGTGATACCTGCATCTACTTCTATACTTTTATCACTATGCCATCTAAAAGTTCCGTTTTCTGAAAAACTATGGAAGGCAACATCCTCCTGTAAGTTTACAGAATACATTTTATATGCTTCTTCTCCACCAGTTCCAACCTCATTAGCAGAAGAAATTGCTAAGTTAGGTCCAAACTGTTTTACGTATGATGCTTCTTTTGTATTTCTCATATCAATATTTAGTAACCGCCACCATAGCTGCCACCGCCACCACTGCTAGGTGGAGAAGGAGAACTTGAGGATGGAGGTGTTGATTGAGTTGTTGTAGTCTGTGTACCACCACTAGATGATGTACTTGTTGTAGTAGGATCAGCAGAGAATCCAGACTGAGAACTGACTGCATCTTGTAATGAAGTTCCGTAATTTAAGACATTATCTACTGCTGTAGTAGCTGCCTCAGTACCTGTTAATGGTAGTACAACTTGATCAGCAGATGATGATGCACCTGCTACAGTCGATGCGTCTGGGACTGCATCTATATTTGCAATACTTGCATCAGGAGTAGTGTAGATAATAACACTAAACTTGGTATGAACTTGACCCGTCATCAAAATTCCATTACTATGTGAATGATATGCACCATAGTAGGGACGACCATTTACAAATCCAACTGGTATCTTAGCACCTTGAGTTGACCAGTAACCTACACAATCAATAATCCTCTTGTATCCATATGTCTCAACAGGTTCTTGATTATCTAAGATAGGATAAATCTTTGCTCCTTTTCCAGTTTCAGAAACCAGTTTGATGTTTGGTAATTCATCATATAAAACTGGTTCAAGAATGTCGGCACCGACCAATTTACCTAAAGAGATAACAGGTTTGAGTGCATTTGTATTAAATTTATCAGTAACTGTATAATTAGATCCCATATTAACAATATTAATGGTATTGATGTAACCACCTTCTTTCCCTATACTGACTACTCTATTAGGAGTATCATTTGTAATAGTCTCTGGACAAACATTAGGTGGATATGATTGACCAGTAGATTTAACAGTAATTCTTAATAACTGACCATATGTAGGAGATCCTGTATTAAAATCAATCTTTGCTTCAGCAATACATCCAAACCCTTGGTTTGAGTGATCTTTTACAACAATTTTTGGTGTTTTCTTATATCCCTCGCCAGGATCTACAACTTGAATTGCAAGAACACCAGTTCCACCAACGGCAGCAGCAAATTGTCCAACTTCTTCCTCTGTTGGGACTCTTTCAAAAATTGGTGCTACTGTTGCATTTTTAGTTGCATTACCTCCAACAATTTCAACAATCAAACCACTACATACAGGTGGTCCTGTATAACACTTACCTAATACTCCTCCATCATATGTTGGATCAGCAGAGTATGGAGTTTCATTTTGGAACAATAATTGTGTATCTCTTGATTCACCAGCAGCAATTGGAGTTACTCTCATTACTCTGTCTTTATCTACAACTGGAATAGTGTAACCACCACCACCTAAAACTAAACCAAAATTAGGTGCACCATCAACGGGTTCAATAGGTTCGTAAACTGATTCTGATGACCAGACCCGATCAGTAATATTAACTAAACCATTAATTGGTTCTAATGGAATGAGATATGGTTTACATGCTTCATCTAATCCATAACCAATTTCAACTGTTGCTCTAACCATTAAGTTTTCTGCAACACATTTAGGAACATCTGAGGGACTTTCTGCAATGAATCTTAATGTTCTTGCTACATGAGTTTTCATTCTGGATGTAACATCATCTTCTACAGTTTCTAAGATACCATTTTGTGCTTCTTCAAATGCAACAATAGGATCTTCAAATTCAAGTTGTCTTTCTAATCCTGCCTGATGTGCTGCTGTTTTCATTGCAGTTGTAATACCAGTATTTCCACCTTGAAACTGTCCAATACCTGACGTTGTAATACCAAGAGCTTGATAATACAATGCATTAAGTTTTCTCTCATAGAAAAGTTTATATTGTTTCTCTAAACCATCAGGAGTTCTACTTGTAACTTCATCATTAACTCCCTTCAAAGCAATCTCAATCATCGGTCTAATGACCTTAGTTATTTTCTCTGCTGTTCTTGCAATTTCTTTATTTGAATCGTAAACTCCTCTAGTTGTTTGAAGTTTAGTAACAGTATTATTGATAGCAGAATCGATACTGGAAATAGCAGTACCTCCACCCGCAGGTTCAACTCTTAAACCATTTGCCAAACTATCTGTTTGTGGTGCTCCAGACTTTTTATTTCTTGCCATCATTGAAGTGGCATTTCTTGCAGAGATTAACGAGTCTAATGCAGTATTACCTGAAGGAATAACCGCACTTAAAGATGTTTGGTTTTGATATCCTCCTGGTTGAGTAATATACTTGGCAAGGTTTGCATTTGATATTGATGCGAATGACTTAATATTATTTGCAATCGTGGCAGCATCTTGTCCGATAGAAGCAATAATACCAGTAGCAGCTTCTGTTGCCTTTAGTGCCTGTGTTGCAGCACCTAAAAGATCACCTGCAGATGCTGAATTGACTGCTCCAGAAATTGCCTCTGATATTACACTGGATGCTCCACTCAAAACACCCTGAGTAGCACCTCTAATTGCTCCACCAGCATTACTAACAACATTTGATACCTGACCAGCAACACCTGAAACCTCTGGCATACCTTGACTAACTGCTCCTAAAGCACCGTCTAATGCTCCTGATACAGACTCTAATTGATCTGTTAGGTTTCCACCCATCAAACCATCAACAACTCCTCCTTGAGAATTTTTAGGATTTCTTGCAGCAGGGAGATTGACAACCCCTTGGTTATCATTTGCTTCTTCCTGACCCATCTTGGAAGTTCCAACAATTTCGTCAGTGTAACCAGTAAAAGGTTTAAATGCTTGTGTATCTTCAGTGCTTGCTTCTCCTGCTTTTATCTGAGGAGTTCTTCCAAATAAACCTAAAATGACAGGGAGTTGTCCATCATCTCCGTCTAAGAAGAATCCGAATACAACGTCTCCCTGTCTAATCATACAAGACTCCGACGTGTTCGCTGCACCACTACCAGAGGTAGGTGGCATTAACACATGGGCATATGGTAGGTCTTCATCTGTAATAGTAGCATCAAAGGGATGATACCCCATGATTCTAATTTTATATCTATTACCCCAACCACCTTCTCTTTGTTTAGATTGTTTGGTAGAAGGTGCTACTTGAGCAATAAACCATCTAAATCCATCACGTCCTACAAAATTACTTTTAAACGCTGCTTCTTCGATCATTAGTCGTCATAAACCAAACATTCAGGTTCATCTGGGTGATTATCACAAAACAACTCTAAAGTATTTGGATCATGATGATCTCCTGCTTCAATCTCCTTTTTATGATGTCCAACATACTCCTGTAATTCAAATAGTTCTTCTTTTGCATGTCTCTTCATGGGTTCAGAAGTTTTTGGATCTTCAATAAGTTCCTTGTCGTGTTGGATGTGATCTTCTATGCTTTTCATTTTAAACTCCTATGTGTAAGTTATTTTCTACCGTATGAATCTCTCACTAATAACATAGATGTCAGAGAGTCAGTTTGGGTAAATTGGTGGCAAAGTTCCTTTATCATATATAGTCCACTTGTGTGCTCGTCAAACTCATTTCCCTTTTCAAAACTTTGGTTTTTAAAGAATAATTTTACAATCATACCTGCTCTTAAATCAGAGTTACATGCGACTGTAACATTGACTGCTTGAGTCATTAGTAGATTATAACGAGCAATGGATTGTGATTGGACTTTTGCTGGATCTGAATTAACGTCAACTTTGACGTCTGCATCCATTGTACCTCGATCTAGTATTCTTGTCATCAGCCTTGTTGGATAATCTCCAAGACTTTCACTACTACCTGCTTCCATTGGTGGGAGTGTGGGAGGTTCTCCCAATACTTCCATTTGTTCAGCAAAGTCTTTTAATTTATATGTAAACTGGGGAAATTCAAATGTCAGGGGATCAAAGAAAACATTATGAGATGAAAAGGCACCAGTTCTAAGTTTCTCTAAAATATTTGTATTCTGTTTAAAAGCATAAGACATAATCTTAGTTGCTGTATCTTTAACACCAGATTCAAGAGTACTTTTATTTACTGTATCTTCTTTATATTCTGCATATGGTTCTTGTTTGATTAATTCATCGATTGATTTAAAGTAATGACCATCAAGTGTTTGATAGAAAAAATATCCTGCTGTTGAATCTTTTTTACCACTGGCAGGAATTGCCTTGCCAGCTAACCATGTTAGAACAGTAAATGGTTTTCTGAGATTACCAATAAATCCATATTGATTTTTACATGAGTCAATGTTATCTTCTGGTAATTCAATTTTTAAAAATTCTTCTGCAATTTGTTTTACAGAAATATCAATCTTTTGAGTAGTTGGATATTTTTTTGTTACTCTGGAAGTTTCATTTGTAATTGCCGATCTAGAAACTAAATTTAATGTAAATACTTCTCTATCACCATCAACCATAATCTCACTAACACCACCAACATAAAGTGGATCTTCAGTCAAATCAATACCATCACCGACAATGTTTTTTACCTTAATTGATACTCTTTCTCCACCAATGACGGGTAAACCTTGTAGTAATGCTTTAGTACCACCAGTTCCTTTAAAATCTTCAATATCACCACCACCAGAGGATTGAATTAATACTCTGGCAGTTACTGTTGGAGAAAATACATCTTCAAAATATTGAAAAGATAATACACCAAATCTAAGGTCTACATTTCTAGAACCATCATTAGACTCGATGATAAACTCTTCATACTTTGCTGCTTGATCTGCACTCATTTTATTGGTATGCTAATGCTGTTAGTACTCTAGTCCTCTGCATAGTATTTAACAGAGTATCGATATCAGGTGTAGGAAGTTCTCCACCATCGCCACCTACAACTATTGCTTTACTTTGTGGTTCAGGCACAGACATTGGTGGTACTTGTGTTTGCTGAGACAATACTGCTTGAGTAATTTTCTTTTGCATGTCTCTATCTGGAGAATCAATATCTTTAGCAGCATTAATATTATCTATAGTTGTAGATTTAGAAGATGGTGCTGCAGAAACACTTGCTGGTTTCATTAATTCATTAACTGCTCCTTTGAAAGAAACGTGGATATGATCCATGTGGTCAGCATCATCTTTCCACTTCAGTTCATTGATGCCAAGTTTTTTCTTATTAGCACCAAGCATTGAAGCTATTTGATTTAATCTCTCTTCACCTTGACCTGCAATAGGAATATCAAGTGCTTCACCAGAACTATGGAAAGAATTAGAAGCTCTTTTCATCATACCCTCTAGACCAGAACCAGTGAAACCACTTTTTATATTGAAGTCTGGATGTTGCCAAACACCAACACCTTGATCAGTGAGCATCTTACCAACTGAAACTGCCTGCATATAACCCTGAGTTGCCTTAGTTTTTGGTTTACCATCACCTGCCATTTTATTAGACAGTTCAATAATTTTAGGGTCTTTTATTTTTGCATCTAATTCTTCTTGGCTAACTTCTTTCTTATTAATCTTTTTATCTACTTTTGGTTTGTTTTCTTCTTTTAATTTAGATTCATCTACACTATTACTTTTTATCTCTTTATCTACTTTTTCTAAATCCTTTGGATCTTGAAAGTCTTGTCCTGTTATTGCTTTAAAACCATTAGTGGCACTTTTTAGGTATGAATCCCATGCACCTTTTATGTCATTAAATTCAGAAGCAATTTTTTCACCATCTGGAGGAGTCAATGTAAATAAAGACTTGCCTAGTTCATATACAATTACAAACATACTTTGGAAGTATTCATAAATCAATCCAACTGTTTTTGTTATTCCATCAAAAATTGCTTTAACTCTTGGCATACTGTTCTTTATCAATTCTATGATTTCAGGTACTTTACCTGCTAACCATCCTGCAAAAATAGATCCAACACCCAAAATAAGTCTATCTAACATACTACCACCCTTTTTCTTTGCAGCGGTAACAATCCTATTTTCTTTTGTTTCTTTCTTTTTCTCTACCTTTAGACTGTCAGCTTCATCTGCTTTTCTTTTCTGACCTTTGATCATCGCTTTTTGATCTTTCAAAAACTTTTGTTTCTTTGCTGTAAAAGATTCTTTTTTATCTAAAAATTTGGCTATAGAAAGAACAGTAGTATCAATACTCTTCATAGAAAGAGTTGATCTCTTTAATGTATCTTCGTTAACCTTTGGTAATTCTACTTTTGCCATTTACTTTACCTTAGAAGTCTGCCATGCAATTATATTGAATTGCAGCAAACATTGGATAGAAATTTTTAGGATTTTTAGATGGAATTGCCTTAGCACCATTATCACCGCCACTTGGACGACCCACACTAGTTTGAGATTTTGTAGTAGGCATCACTGGATTTGGTGCCAAAGGAACAATAAGTGGTGATGATTCTGGTTTTTGTTGAGCAACTGTTTTATCTTTTACTTTACCTGGTTCTACTTGTGATAATGATGGTTGAATTGATGATGGTATATCAAATTCTTTAGGACTGACATTAGGAACAGCATTATTCATTTGCCCTTGTGTAAAACTCTTTCCAGTTAAAACCTTGGGTTGTATAACAGGATTCTTTTTATTACCCTGACCTTTCATATCTCCAACAGTATCTGAACTTGATGAATTTACATTGACATTTACATCAGATTTCTTATCAAATACTTTATCACTAAAATTTTCATTATAAGTTTTTTCTGAATTTTGAATCGCACCACCATCTCCAACTCCAGGTCCCGCATATCCTTTAGGTAAAGATTTCTCTACTTTCCTACCTGTGTTTACGGACTTAATCTCACCATTTTTGTCACCACCAGTTATCCAATTCCAACCTTTCTTGAAGACACCACCAATCGCACCAGGAAGATTAGTTACAAAATCCCATGCTTTCTTTAGTCCTTCAAATATTTTTTCTCCAATTCCAATAATGAAGTCTATGAATCCTTTTATTCCTTTTCCTAGAAAATCAAAACCACCTTTAAACCAATCAATAATACCAGTAACTATATTTTTGATAAAATTAAATACTCCCTTGATACCTTCAATAACGCTGTTAACAACATTCATCACAGCTTTTGAAACTGTGTCCCATGTTGCTTTAAGTGTTTCTATTATTTCTGGTAATTTACCAGCAACCCATCCTGCTATTATTGCACCAAATCCTTGTATCAATCTATCTAATACACTTCCTACACCAGTTACTTCCTTGGCAATATTACCAATCTTCTTAATTCCTCCCATGATAGGACTGGCAAATGATTTTTCTTCTGCATTTTTTCTAGACTGACTTTTTGCTTGTACTGCTGCGTCCTTTTGATCGTCTAAACTATCTTCTTGTAATTCTAAATCCTTTGTCAATACTTCAAGTATTGATTTTAAATTCTGATCTATTCTTCCTAAAACCTCATCATTAAAACCAGCAACAACAACTTGTTGAGTAACTCCACCAACTTGACTTGTCTGACTATTTCTTCCCATCATAGTTCTAGCAAGAGCACCGCCCTTACTTTCTTGTCTTTTTGGTAGGAATGAACTAGCCATTTTGCTGTGCTTTTAAATTTTCCTCTTCGATGTGTTGTTGGAGAAGGGAAACATAAATTTCTCTTTCCCAAGGAATCATATTTTCAAGCTCTGTCAAAGAGTATTTATGGTACTGCATCAAGGCAAAATTTAACTTAAAGTATGACACAAGATCCTCTTGTGCCATTATTATACGAAAAAAGACGCCAAACCCTCAAGCACCACATTATTATCAACCCCAGTTTTGGGATTCTTAACTGTCATCTTATGTGAAAGTTTAGGCATAGTATCAAAAAACTGCTCTACTTCTTTGAACTGTTTAGTGTTTAGTTGATCTAAAAATGCTAGTCTTTCTTTTTCAGTGTAATCAGTTCCTGGCCACGATTCTTCATCAGTATAAATCTGGTCAATACATCCAGCGATCATTTTAAATGATGCATCTACATTAGTACCATCAAAATCAAAATTACTTTTAATAAATTGTTCCATTGATGGATACTTTAACCTTAAGGAGAGGTTTTTATCCAATTTAATATCTGTTTTATGTTCTTCCTTTCTTTGTACTTTAATATCATCGAGGTTAACTGCGACATCTACTTTTGTTTCCCCGTCATCAGAACAGGTTACAACTAAATCCACAACTTCACCTATAGATTTAGCACGAACATTCAAGAAGAGATACTCAATATCAAAGGTAGGTAATTTATCTACCTTAACACCTCTGGTAATGATACATGAATTAAGAACATCAGTAATTGCATTTGTAATTTGTTTTGTATCCTCAGATTCCATTGCAAGGATAAGTATTTTCTCTTCCTTGACTAGAAATGGACGATATTTAACTTTCTTGTCGTTCGATGGCAAACTCAACTCATACGTAGGAGTTGTAATGGTTGGTAACGGCATAATTTATAATTTCAGTATATTATATAGGGGTCAAATAAAACGCTGTCTGATAGAGTCAACAGATCCCTGTAAAGATCTAGCATTTCTAGAAATACCAGCAAGACTGTTCGCAGCACTATTGATTTTACCTAGAGCTGAGGTTCCACCAAAAGCAGCAGCAGAAGCAATAGCAAGACCACCCAATTGAGGGATAAAGTTACCGAAAGTTCCTTGAGATACAGATTTACTATCAATCGCACCACAAACATAACGATCGTATGCTAAACTAACAGTCAGTTGAAGAATTTGTGATCCTTCATATGAAACGGGAATAGCAATAATATCAAAAGGAAAACATCCAATAAAGTTATATTCTATCTGATATTGGTAGTCTCTGTCAAATTTTTTAATCTGGATTGTATCACATTTGTAACCTTGTTGTGGATATTTCATTCTTACATAATATCCTGGTCTTGCTTGATCAAAAACTCCATCTCTAGTTTGTGCACCACTAGCAATATATTCCATCCAGTGCTCAAAAAACTTTAATGTCTTATATTCTGCATCAACATAGAAAGTAAGATCAATAGGGGCAAATATTCTTGTATGTGCAAAGTTTTCTCTAACACCCATAAAGTTTGTTATCTCAGCAGGAGCAAACTTAGATGTTGGGAGAGAAGCACTACTACACAATAAACCTAGTTCTCTAGTAACAAAATCTGTATCAACTCCTTTATTTCGTAAGAATCCACTAAGATTAGATAGATTCATAAAACCAGCAAAGGATACTTCATAATGAGAAGTCTGTGCCAATCTACCAAACTGAGAAATGACTTCTGCCATTCCTTTCGGTGTTCCAGAACCTGTCTTTGCGCCAGTATATCCTGCACCACCACCACTTAAAGCGTCAGCGATGTCAGTAGCATTGCTAAGAATACCAGATACTTTCTTTACTGCTTTACTATTAGGGAATATACTTGCTGCTAATCTGCCATATCCAGCAGCTATCTGAGCACCCTTTGCAAGATCTTGCACGTTTGTTGTTATGATTTGCCTATACTATATAGGGAGGTAGTGATAAATATTAATGGCATATAAAGGAAAATATAGACCAACCAATCCTAAAAAATACAAAGGTGATCCAACAAATGTCATCTATCGTTCTCTTTGGGAGCGTAAGTTTATGTGTTATTGTGACTTAAATGATAATATTTTAGAGTGGGGAAGTGAAGAGTTTTTTATACCATATCGTTCTCCCTTAGATAATAGAGTACATAGATATTTTCCTGACTTTTATATCAAATATAAAAAATCTAATGGATCTATTTGTAGGTCTATCATTGAGGTGAAACCAGATAAACAAACAAGACCTCCTAAGAAACCAAAAAGACAAACAAAGGGATACATATACGAGGTAACCCAATATGTCAAAAATGAGGCAAAGTGGGATGCTGCCAAAGAATTTTGTAAAGACAGACTTTGGGAATT